CTCGTCGTAATCAATCGGAACCGTGTAAGGCCGCTCATCCCAGTGATACTCGGGAAGCGGCAAAAACTCTTGGTTTTCCTGATCAGAAATGTCAATTACGTTGTGCATGTGTGATATATTTTAGCAGATAGCAAGATAGGTGACCACCCCGGCTCCGGGACCCCATCTGATGGGCCCTGGGAGGGGGGCCGAATGCGATCCCGCCAATAGGGATTCGCCGAGCGAAGCGCTTCGCCAGCGCTTCGCTCGGGCTGAGACATATCCTGAACATTGGATTGTACATCACAACCATGGTCACCATGGTGCAGCGCAGCACGCTAACATGCTAGCGCTTCTGCGCAGCAGTAGTGCGTTGCGTTTGTGATAATTGTTTGGGACTTCGAGGGGTCGCGAGCGGCCGATTCCCCCCTTCAACTCAACGCTTGTCACAGCTTGTGGCATATGTTACAGTAGATATTGTATGACGGGTGTTAAGGGTTTCGGTTTATACCAATATAAAAAAAGAACCCCAAAATGCTTTGCTTCGCGCACGCAATGGGATACGCAGTCCTATAACACCCGTCATACATTACCTAGTGTAACATGAGAAACAACTATAACTTCTCACAACTGGAGATAGAATAAATGTCTATCACAACCCAGAAAGATGCTGAAAAGCAGAATGAGGACAGCCTTCCCTCGGATTCCCCCAATCTCTCAGCCGAGGAGGAAGCGGCCGCCGCCGAGCGGACCTACGCCGAATTAGTCGCCATGCTCAATGACGGCAATACCCCCCGCTCGCCGCGCCTATCCTTCAAAGAGCAATGCGCAGCCTATGGCTTCCTCAAAATGACCTATCCGCGCGATCAGGTCGCAAGCGTGATGCGCGTGAGCCGTCCAACCATCCATTGGATCAGCCAATGCGAAATCGATGGATCGCCGCGCTACAAAGCCGTCGCTGAGGAATTCCAGCGCTTGGGCGAAGCCATCTTCATTTATCGATACGTGACACGTGATCTCATCAACAAAATGAACCGTCTCCGCGTCGGCGCCCCAACGCCGTCCGACAAAATCAAGCGATCGTTCGGCCCAAACTCCAAACCAAACCAGTACGCCGGCAAACATCAATTCGAATTGCCGAACGGAGGCGTGACGATCGAAGTCAACGTGTTCTGGTACGATCGCAAAGGGTGGACTTATAGCATCGCGCCCCTAACCGGATCAGACGCCGGAAAAGGTCCGTTCCCACGCCTCCATTTGCGCTTCGATCGCCCAAACGGCGCTTATGACGCAGCGCTGCGGGAATTCAATCTTGATCCACGCGATTATAAAATCGATCTCGAAAAGTCCATTTGACAATCCCTCTTTTGCAAACTAGATAGAGGACAGGCCGGCCGATGCGCGCTGGCCTTGAAAACGGCTAACGAATTGGAAAGGTGCGAATAAATGGCAAGGACACTGAAAATCGCGGACTTGATTGACCGCGCGAATAACTATCTGACCGAATCACCCGCAGACGCGCGTATGGAGCGTATCGCCGTCCATTATTTCGTGGCTGATTTGCTCCACAAATCAAAGATCTATTCTGGCTTTGGTTATGTCCAGCCCTACGGTTCTCCCGGTTCTGACAATAGCCGCACATTCTTCTACAAATCTCATAAACTCTGAAACGGATCCCAGCCCAAGCCCGTGTGCGACGGGCTTGAACGGCGATCCCGCCGGAAACACCAAAAGGAAACTCGAAAAATGGCCCATGAACTCGAATTCGCCAATGGCCGCTATAGCTTCGCCTTCACCGGCGATCGCGGCGAAATCTGGCACAAGCTTGGCCAAGAAATGGCCTCAGACGCGCCAGCGGCCGAATGGATCGCCGCTGCAGGCTTCAACTACCGGGTGGAAAAGGTCCCGGCCATCGCGGACCTGAGCCGCAACGAAGCCTTTAATCACCTCAACAACCCTTACGTGGAAAGCGACAAGCGCTTCCTCGTGCGCACCGATACCGGCGCCGTGCTTGGCTTCGCCTCTGATGGTTACCAAGTTGTCCAGCCCGCCGACGTCTGGGATTGGTTCGATCGCTACATCACCGTCGATCCGCGTTTCCATATCTCCGCCGCCGGCGTCCTGCACGGCGGAGAACGTCTCTGGGCCACGGCGCGTTTCAACGGTGATGTCACGGTCGCGGGCGACGCCCACCGCGCCTACCTCCTGATGTCTACATCCTTCGATCAGACGGCGCCGACGACCAACCAAGCCACCATGACCCGCGCCGTGTGCTCCAATACCCTCCGCATGGCTCACAGCGACAAACGCGCCGCGATCAAGACTAGACACTCCACCGTGTTCCAAGGCGATCGCGTGGCCAAGGAGCTGGCGCAAATCGCCCAATCCTTCGCCGCCTACAAACAGCTCGGCGACGCCATGGCGCAGGTGAACATGTCGTATGATTCGGTACGGCAGTTTTTCCGCAACGTCCTCGAAATTCCGCTAGAGTCCAAAAAGGACGACGTCTCGACACGCAAGCTTAACCAGTACGCGGATCTGTCGCACGCCTACACCGTGACCAAGCAAGAGCGCAATTCGAACGCCGACGACGTTTGGAGCGCGCTGCAGGCGGTCACGCGTTACGTCGATCATGATCGCTCGGTGAAGGGCGCCGCCGATCCGATCATCGGCCGCTTCGACAGCGGCGTGTTCGGTTCCGGCGATGATCTGAAGGGCAAGGCGATGGCGCTGCTGCTGCCGCTGGTCAAGGACAAGGTTCCGGCCCTGGTCTGACGCAAGTTTATGCCAGCCCGTGCGATGGGCCGGACTTGGCTAGCACCAAGCTCGATGAAAAGGAAACGACTATGCAAGGACGAAGAGAGCTTCGCATTATTCGCGCCACGAACCACGTGGTGACGGCCATCCAAGATGAATGGGACAATCGCATCCGGGATATCGAAAACCCTAGTTGGGGTCAGCTGAACGCCATTGCGATAGCCTATCTCAGCAAGATGAATCTCGCAAGCGAACGGGGCGCGCGCTTGCGCGCTCAATGGGCAAGGCGCGTCGCGGCGGATTGACGCGAGCTCTTGCCCTTGCGTGCGATGCGAGGGCAACGGCGAGCGCCAAACGCTCGGAATGAAAGGAAACGACCAATGTCCTACACTTCAAAGTTTACATTTCGTTTGCTGCGAAAACGCGCTGATTTTACGCACTTTGGAATCCAAGCGCTCATTTATGAGAATGATGTTGCGCGCGACGATACGCCTTGGTTTCAAGCGCATTGCAGTTTCTATGGGCGCGACGGCCGGAAAGTCCGCGCTGAAGCCATTCGTTGGGGAAAGGACCGCTGCAACTATCTCAACATCTAAACTCACGAAAGGAAAACGACCAATGCTGACCACACAATCAATCTTCATTCACGGTTACCTCGTGGGCGCTCTCTGGGGCGGCCATGGCTGGAAACCCCTGCATGCCGACATCACCCGCACGCGGCGCCGCAGAGGCTTCTATGACGCCGTCAAGGATCTGACTGACGATGGCGACTTTCAACGCTGCGAGATTGCAGGCGATATCGTCATCACCATGCGCGAAATGCGGCGCGGGCGCCTTCACACGGTCACGCAAACCTTGCCGCTGTCCTTCTTTCCATCGCTCGATTGTCTCATGGCGCCGGTGGGATGGACTCCGACATGCGAGGACTACGATTCCGATGACGAACGAAGTTTAGTTTTGGACTGAACGCAAGCGCTTGCCCGAGTGCGACGGGCAGTCGCGGGCGCTCATGCTCGAAAACTGAGGGAAAACGACCAATGGCCACCTACTCTGATTGGGAACAGCGCCAGCTCGACATCGCGAGCGGCGCCGAAATGGATCGTCGCGCGGATAGGACCGAAAGACCTTTGGGTTTTTCCAAATGGCTCACAGAAGCCCGTAGGGCGGCCGTGTACTGGTATTGCCTGCCCGACCTACCCGACACCCTGCCGGGAGACGCAGAGGCCGCCCACGGGGCTGGAATCGATCCCTACGCCTATGTCGAGGCGCTGGGCGAGCGATGGAAGCTCAAAAAGTTTCACCCGTGAAGCGGCGCAAGCCGCGTTTGGCGATCCCGCTCACGCCTGAACAAGCCGCAATCGTCGCGGAAGCCTTGGAACGGGCAAAAGCGCAACTCAAAAAGCTAAAATGGGACAAGCCCGTTGAAAAATAACAATTGGCAAAAGCGCTTTGGCAAGCGGCGCCGGGAGATCGACAAGGCTCTCTTGGCGGCCGCGAGCCAAGCCATCGAGGCCGAAGAGCGAGAGACCGAGGCGCAGCGCGCCGCGATCGCGCGCGCCTTTGGCCGTCCATTATCTTGACCTTTGGGACAGCGAACTGTACAAAAAAAAAGGCTATGACCGTGACCCTTGACGAAATCACTCTGTTCCGCACCAAACGGCTAGGCCGCAAGCTCACGCCGGATGAATGCGTCGCCATCAATCTCTTCCGGCGCCGCGACGTTCGCGTGCAAGTGCTGATGCGCGCCTTTGGCGTGTGCAAAAACTCGATTTACAACAAAGCGCTCACCGGCGCTGATGGCCTCGCCAAGGAAGCCGACGCCCTCATTGAGAAGATCGGACCAAGACGCGCCTGGAACGAATTCGTCACCCAGGACATGGTCGATCGGGTGAACCTTGAAAACAAAGTCGAAGCCTACGCCCGCCTTCAGCGCCTCCAAGCGCGCCGCGCGCAGCGCCGCGCGACGAAAGAGGCGGCCGAGTGAAGCTTGGCGACACGCCGATTGAGGCGACTTATCGCGAACATATGAACGCGATAGCGCGGGATTTAGATGTTATTTTCAATGGAAACGTAAGAGGCGATGCGCGTAAAACCGGCTTCGTTCTCTTGGTATTCCCTTTCGGAGAAGCTGACGCCGGCCGTTGCAACTTCATCTCTAACGGAGCGGATCGCCGCGATGTTGTTACGCTGATGAAGGAAATGATTGCGCGCTTCGAAGGCCATCCGGAACAGACAGGCCACGCATGACTCCGTTCGAAGCCGGCCAAATCGAATTCGAGGAGCCGGATTGGCCAGAGCGCTTCGAAGACCACTGCCTCAGATGGCCAAACTTACCGCGTTACTTGGCCGAGGATAGCGCCTTCGAAGCAACCCTTACGGACTGGCGACGGTTTCACGGTACGCCGATTGTGGTTGAAGGCAAGACCAAAACCAAGCCGGCGCCCGCAGTTGACGGCATGATTGCGCTGGCCAAGCTCCGCATTTTCCCGCCGCGCAACCTGATCAAGGATGTCCCGCGCGACGGCGTGGCCGGCTTTCAAGCGGACGACCATATGTGGCTGTCGATCGCCGGTGAGCAATGGCGCATCACGGCGATCGAAGATCGCATGTTGTTGCTTGAACGCGGCTTCAGCGACGCGCCCGAGACGAAACAAATCGATCTCGGCAGGGCGAAATGGGACAAATATATTGAAGCGGCTGTATCGATGTTAGAGGCAATCAAGGCAATCGACGGAGACTAAAAATGCGTATTCTGCTCGCTCTTTTCATGATGGCGGCCAGTGTCGTCGTCCTGTTCATGATAGTTTTCATCACGCTCGCCCATCCTGCCTATGCCGACAAGGGCTCGTATAACTGCGAGTCCGACAACGAGAGCGGCCACGGCGAGAAAAATGGCGCGTGCGACGATTTGGGATTCTAGATGAAAATAAAAGGGGGGCCCTCTGAGCACGCAGAGAGCCACCGACGACGCCTGAATACAGAACGAAATCGGGTGCGAAGCGATCGCTCTCCTTTCAGGGTCTGATTCTCCTACCATTCCCAGATAAACTTTGTCCACAACGAAGTTTGACAGCAGGGTCGAACGAGAGGAAACCTTTTTCCCCGAGGTGCGATCCCCATGCCGTCAGAGCCAATAAAAACCCAACGATTTCTGACAGTAGATTTTCTCGCCAAACGTCGAATCACCGCCCCGGCCGTCTGGCTCAAGCCGGAAACCGGAATCGCCAGTACGGAAGACGCCGCGCGCGCGCCGGAGAAGCTCGAAACCAACCTCGCCGATTGGAATTCCCCAGACGAGGAAAACAACGCCGCGATCCGGTTGGTCGATGGCTATATCGAGCTGAGAATCAAATCCCCCGACGACGTTTGGATTCGCAATTTCTTTGACGCCTGCGCCGCGCTGCGCGTCGATGCTCGCGCCGCCTACGGCGGGCGAACAATCTCCTCCATCATTCTGAAGATTGAAGATCCAACGTCAATTGACAGCTGGCGCGCGCGCTGGCCGCGCGGCCATTTCGACCGGGCGCATGGTTGGGTAGAGACGGAATTCGCCTATTCCCTAACGATCGCCAAAAAGATGCTGTGGCGCGACAGTTCGCCCCTGCCGGGCTCGCGCTTCGGCGGCCAGCTCATTCGTTGGCGGCCGCTCGGCAAGCCGGCGGCGGACGATATCGAGCTAGGGCTCGAAGACCTTGAGCGGCGGCCGATCGGATCGACGACGATGGAGTCGGTGATACGGGCGATCGCCTTCGCCACGCTTGCCTATTGGATCCGGATTTATCTCGATGGCCTAACCCAGTGGGACGAGATCCTGATCCGCGCCATCGGCGGCTGGATCGCCCGGCTGATCCGCGAGGGCCGGGACATCAACGCCCGCGGCAAGAGCCTCGAAAACGTGTGCTGGTCGCCGATTGACGCCGCTTCGAACGCCCGCGAGCTGATCGCCTTCCTTGCTCGGTTTGGAGCTCCCAAGGCGTTGGAGCATGTCTTTGTCAGCGCCGATCGCGCGCTGGACTACAATTCGGCTGCGCCAATTTCAGGCTGGACGGCGATCGAACGCCTGTTCGGCAGCCACGCCAAAGTCGGGATTCGGCGGGCGTTCCGCGCCGGGCTTGACATCGACGCGATCGAAAGGATGAGCGAACGCTACGCCTATGACCAAAGTGATCATGTCTATTTGGACCGTGAAGCCTTGCTCAAAGGACTCCGTTACGAGCACAAATATGACGACCTGATCAAGCAATGGGACAATGAGCCGGTTTTTCTCCAGACCAAGCCGCATAACCCTTTCAAGCTTTACGCCACCTCTCAGCTGCGCACAGACGTCCAACGGCGGGACTTTTATCCCGGCGCGGTCCCAGGAGCCGTTTTGCGTCATTCGCCCGTCCACGGGCTTCTCAATGGCGAGGACAGGCATGCCGACGAATACCGGCTGCTCAATACCTTTCCGGGTTTTTCGATCCGGCCAATCGGGACGGTCGATCCCGCGGTCATGGGCGAGGCTACGAGCATGCTTGACCGGATGCTGGGCCTACTGACGCGCGACAACGACGATCAGATGCTGTGGCTAAAAAAATTTGTCGCCTGGATCGCCCAGCGCCCGGAGATCAAGCCGCAAGTCTGCCCGATCATCGTCGGCGGCCAGGGAATTGGCAAATCGATCTTTGGCGAGAAGCTCATGTCGGCCCTGTTCTCCGGAATGGCGGGTTCGGCTGATTCGGCCTCTCTCGTGGAGAATAAATTCCTGATCACGCCCTTTCTCGGCAAGCTGATCACCTTCATCGACGAGGTGCGGCTCGAATCGATCGGATCGATTAACACCATCAAGAAACTGGTCCGCTCAGATTTCGTTTCAGGCCAAGTGAAGTTCGGGCATCAGCGCGACTATTACATTCCGTCGCGGCTGATCTGCGCCACCAATCAGGCCAACATCGGATTGAGCCCCGAGGACGCCGCCGATCGGGCTTTCTTTTTCATCGTGTCCTGGACCGCCGAGAACAAGCACATGAGCGACCGCGAGTTTCTCAACTGGTCGCTGGAGCTGAAGCCGTTCTATAGCAAGTTCGTCACGGCTTTGGAGACGGTTGCGGTCAAGCAGCATCTCATGCGCTATTTCAGCGAGATTGAAGTCAATCGCGAAGAGCTGGAAGACCTTCGATTTTCGTCACGCGACGACGAAAATGTGGTGCGCGCCACGATGTCCAAGGCGCGCGACGTCGCCCGCCGGATCATCGCCGACGCGCGCGTGATGCAGAACCTCGACATTACCGCATGGTTCGGCCGCGTGCACCTCCGTGAGGCGATCCGGCGCCAGGAGGGCCCGCGGACCAAGCTCGAAGAGGGCCAAGTCTTGATGGAGTTCGAACGCGCTGGCCTGATCGAAAAGAAAGACACCGGCGATATGTATAAGTTCAAATGGGGTTATGGCAAATTGCTGCAAAAAGTCGGCGAGGCGCACGCGCTTCCGCTGGCGGGAATCTGGTCGACGAAGCCGGGCATCGATTGGGAGGACAACGATCTTTCCCCATGGGAATCAGGTCCGGAATGGCGCGGCGCGAAACAGATGCGACAAAAGGAAAAACCCTATGTCGCGCGACGTGAGTACGATCCGGATGAGATGGAGCCGGAATGAACCGCGAACGCGTGCCAGCGCGTGCCAGCTTTGCGCCAGCTTTTGCCAGGACAAATAGGGATCAAAAGGTTCTCTAGCCTGTTTCACGTGAAACAGGTAAAGTGGCCCATCGAATGGAGGAATCTCATGGCCACGACTCCTCAAAAACCCGTCGACAAGAACACCGACCATCCCCCGCCCGCGCCAACCAAAGCCGCGCCCAAAGCGACGCCGCCCGACATGGAGACGGTCGCCGACGAACAGCGGCGCCGTTCGGACGAACTAGAAGCCGACAAGCGAGCCAACGCGCCGGTCACCATTCCCCATACGCCCAGCACTCCCGGCGCTCATGCCTCCACTCCTTCCAAGTCCTGACGACGATCCGCTCGGCAATTCTTTAACCGGGCGCACTGTCGGGCCTGTCGCGGCACGACCGCCCGGCGGCGGCGCGCTCGGCAGCTACGGCGATATTTTCCCGCCGCCCTACTCGACGATCCCGCCCGGCAAGCAAGTCGGGCAATGGACCAATCCAGCGACAACCATCGATCCGCGTGAACTCGCAGCAGCTGGCGGCGGGATGCCGGGCCTTCTCAATCTCTTGAAGGGCGGCGGCAATCCTCTTTTGAAAGCTTTCATATTGGCGATGCAATCAACGCCAACCGCTTCGAACGATACGCTGCCATATGTTCCGCCCCCTCAACCTTCCACGCCGAATGTGGTCACACCGCCGACTGGCGGCCCAGGAATGAGTCAGCCCACACCACCAATGCCAAACGTCGTCACGCCAGCGACTGGTGGTCCAGGAATGAGTTTGCCGTCCACGCCGACCATCACGCCGCCGATTCGCCCGGCCGCGACGCCCGCCGCGGCGACGCCAGCCATCAATCCGGCGACGGCCAATCTGGGCTATTACCGCGCCGGCGTCGGCAACGCGCGCTCGCCCGTGTTCGTGCCCCAAGGCCAGACCACAGCGCCGCCGATCTACCGCGGGCCCATGACCACCGGTGGCAATCGCACTCCGTACTACGGGTGATCCAATGCCCACGACTCCCGGATTGAGCATCGCTTTATTTCAAACCGACGTCATGCGCGAAGCAAGGACGCATCGTTGGGACCCGAACGTTGTCAGCGATCTCACGGCGCTCGCCACCGCGCTCGGCACTGATCCCAGCGTCAAGGACACCACATTGCAGACAGCGCCGACTGCGCTGATCCCCGGCTATGGCAAACAGCCCGGCGTGACGCCGCACAGCCGGCTGGTCAATGACGTCTTGTTGCATGTCAACGAGGGCAAAGCGTCGGGTCTGACCGCGGCCGCGATGGGAAGCGCGATCACCAGTGCGCTCACCAATATTTTGCCGCCGACGAGCTCCGCCGCGCCGGTGGCGAGCGGCACCGGCACCGTCGGCCAGACGCTGAGCGTCACTAACGGAACATGGAATTTCGCCCCGGTCAGTTATCGCTATCAGTGGCAGCGCGCGGGCTTGGCCATTCCGGGCGCGATCAATCCAACCTATATCGTGCAAACGGCTGACACCGGCGGCAATCTGATCACGTGCATGGTGGCGGCGAGCAATCAAGCAGGGTTTGGCACGGCGGTTTCGAACGGGATCTCCGTCGCCTAAGGAAAGCGAGGGCCGAGCTTTTGTTTCCTTTCAGCTCGCGTGCGGCATGGTTTCTTGGTCGTTTCCAATGTCGCCGCCCTCGCGCTTTTTGAGGTGAAAATCATGCCGAAGATTTTAGAAGACGCAGTGAAGCGCATCAAAGCCCGCGGCGCGTCGACCAGCTCGGCTTACGCGATGGCGACCAGCGCGCTACAGAAAGCGGGCGACTTGAAGAAAGGCCACAACACGCCGACCAAGAAAGGCGTCGCTCGTGGCGCTATGACGCGCGCCGAGCGACACCGCACTCCGCCGTGAGGGCTCCCATGGGCTTGCTGGAAATCATCTATGTTGTGATTATGATTTTGTTGCTGGTGGGAGTTTTCGGCTCAGCCGCCTCGCCGAACAATTTCCCTTGGTGGCCGGTCGCTAATCCCATTGTATATTTTATTCTTTTCGTCATCATCGGGCTTGTTTTGTGGGGCGGCGCCCTCGTGCGCTGATCATTTCTCCAAGATATGCGGCGCAACTCAATCGGCCTATTGCTGTGCTTTTCTGAGCGGCGCGCGACTTGGCCCCCTGCCTCATTTCGTTCTTTCCCCTTCGATGCGGTCGGCCAGCGTGCGGATAGCGGCGGCAATGTTGTCGCACGCGCGGCAAACAGCATCGTCCAGTTCCCCGCAGGGGATCATCGGCTGTTCCATAAACGCCACCTGCGCGCATTCCTCCGCCGTGGCCCTGGCGGCGGCGCGGAGCGCGCGCTGCAGAACGGCGTCCGCCTCATCGAAGTCTCCGTCGTTAACCAGAGCAGCAATATGTTGGGCACAGCGCCGCAAAGAGCGTGCCTCGATGTCGGTCATGGCGCTCCCTTCTCGATGCGCTCGGCCAGCGCGCGGATGGCGAATTGATATCGCCCTAGCGCGGCATCAATTGACGATGCGGGAAGAGCCCCTATCTCGCGCAATATCGGATCAGCCATCCTCGCGCATTCCTCCGCCGTGGCCTTGGCGCAGGCGCGCAGGGCGCGCTCGATGAAGTCTTCTGGTAATTCACCACTCTCAGAGCCGCTAGCCTTTAAGTAAGCCAACGCAGCCTCGCCTTTGAAATCGTAGGTCATGACTTCACTCCTGCCCTGGCGAGGGCGACGGGGCAGAGTGCAAGTCAAGACCGCGTCGCCCGCAGTTTAGGCAGCGTTCGCCCTCCGGTAAGTCGTTTCCATTCCCGCAGAGTATGCAAAAAGGCGCGTTTCTCGCGCTCATACTCGACAGCGACCGTCAGGACTTTCCACGACAATGCTGTCCCTTGCCAACTCATGTGCCATTTTGCGCAAGTTGGCCATGCGATTGGCCTCAGCCTTCGCGTCGTAGGCCATCACTTCACTCCTGCTCTGGCGATGGCGATGCGCAATATAATCTCGGCCTTGTCTGGCGAGTCCATGACTGCCTCGTGCGCTGCCCTCATCGCTACGATCAGCTCGGCGTTGGCTTCTTCGGCCACATCCAGTCGCCCAATAGCCATGCCTCGAACGACCTGTAATATATCAAGCTGCTTCGCCAGTTCGATATTGGCTTCGCGGAGGTCGGCAATCGGATCGCCGGATTTGGACTGAGTTCCGCTTAATGTTGGCGCCGCTGCCGGTCCAAGGCTTGCCTTCGCCATTTCCGCCATCTTGCGGATGGTGTCGGGGTCGCAGTTGGCGATGTGGGCGGCGTCACGCTTGTCTTGGTCATTACCGATGCCGACGACGATGCAGTCTGGTATACCTGTTCCAGGCGCCTGATTATCGACTGGAACCGGCCACGGCCCTGGCGTAGCCAGCTTCGCAGTTTCGATGATCGCGTCGAGTTCGGCGATGGTGAGATCGGTCATCGCATAAGACCGACACCTCGCGCCCAGCGCGCCAATGTCGTCGGTTGCGGCTCTTCCCTAAGCGCGGCGGCGCGGCCGGGAACGCAGGTGCAGTCGTGAAACTCCATGGCGGCCTGCTGTCCGAGTTGGCTTTGCTGGGCCATCTGATTGGCCATCGCGTTTTGCGCCTGCGCCATCTGCGCGTATAGCGCCTGCGCGCTGTTCTGCGCCAGTTCGCGCCGCAGCGCGTCGCGTTCGCGGCGCATCTCGATGAGTTCGATATCGCGTTTCATTTCGCGCTCGCGCAATGCGTCCATCTCATCGCGCAACTCGCGGATCGTCTCCTTGAGCAGGATGGCGACGTCGATGACTTCGGCGTCTTTGATGATGGCTTGATCGTGTTTCATCTCACTTTCCTTCTAGTTCCAGCCGTAGTTTGATCCGGCCTTGAGTTTCATCGTCGGCCCAACTCCCCCAGTCAACCGGCAAAAGTGAAGGCAGCACGCCCCCGTCGCCCGAGTGCGATGCGACGGGGGCTTTTCCGATGAATCTAGCTTCAAGATGGGCATCACCTCCCTTCCATTGAGGAGAGCGCCAAACGCCATGCGCGCACGCTTGACGCCAAGGGTATTTCCAAACTGAAAACCGATGGCATGCCGCCGCCTGCGGCGAAGTCAGGACGACAAGGGCGATGATTCCGCCGTATTTGACCAGGGTCCGCATCGCCTCGCAATTTGAAGCTCGGGAAAACCAATGTCAAGCCGACTTGTCCACTTGACAACCCATAATCTTTCCTCTAGCCATTCCTTCGAGCCTCCTCATAGGCTCCCCAAAAAGGACGATGAATCATGGAATTCGATACGGGAACCGCAGCCCGGTACGCTGGGGAAAAACTGGACCTTCTGCTCGCCCGCGCCGTCCGAGACAGCGCTACGGTCACCGAAGAAGGCGAGATCTCGAAAGTCGTCAAACATTTCGACCAGTTGCGCGACGTCGTGCGCGATCTGGTCGTTAAAGTGACCGCTCTGACGAAGCACGTCGAGACGCTTTCGGAAGAGTCGCTGCCAAACCTGTTCGACAAACAGCGTGTCAAGACCATCAACGTCCTCGACGTCGGCCGCGTCACCATCAACAATCGCTGGACCGCTTCGATACTCGACAAAGAGCGTGGGTTTCAGTGGCTCAACGATACCGGCAACGGAGGCTTGATCATCGAAACCGTCAATGCTCAGACGCTCGGCGCATTCGCCAAAACCGAGGCGCTCGCCGGGCGGCCGCTGCCCGATGACGTATTCAAAATCTCGACTAAACCATATGTCTCCATCACGGCGGTCTGACCCATGCGCGACACCGTCAAGCCCCGCATCACACTAAGGACAATCGCCATCATGAGCAATGACATCGCTATTACTGGAAGCGGCGTCCCTGACTGGGCGCGTAAAGCTTCGACCGGAATTAGCTTCGGCAATATCGGCAAGGACGATCTGAAACCGCCGCGGCTCAAGGTGCTCGCTGGCCAAAGTCCGGAAGTCATGGATGGAACGCCCGGGGCGGTGCCCGGCAATTTCTGGATGACCATCCTCAACGTCAATCTCGGCAAGGAAGTCACCGGGACGCCGATCTTGCATCGCAAGAGCTATTTCATCTGGGCGCCGCGCATGGCCGGCAGCGACCAGAAAGGCCCGCTCGCGGTCGCTTCTGACGGCGAGCATTGGGACACGCCGAATCAAAAGTTTGAGGTGTGGCTCGACGGGCGCAAATATGTCTGGGAGACGAAGCGGACGGTATTCGAAAATGGCTTGCATCGTTTCGGTACGCAGCAACCCGAAAACCCCAAGTCGAAGCCCGTCGCCACGCTGACCTACGATGTCTTGTGGCTGATCGATCTTCCTGATGGGGGCCGAGCGCCGTGTCTCTTCACCTCCAGCCGCACCGGGGCGACGCCGACGCAAAACTTCTTCTCGACGGTCAGATCGTTGGGGATCGACCAAATCTATCAACGATACCGGATCGTGGTCAAAAAGAAGACCGGGCCCACCGGCGATCCTTATTTCACTTATGAATATCAGTACATCGGTTCGGTCAAAGAAGAGGAGCAAGGCCAATATCTGGCTGTGTATAACAACTACGCCAAGGATTGGTTTCAGAATCTTAAGACCTGGGACGAAGCTGATGGCGCGAGCGAAGAGCGGCCCGCGGCGCCGGTTTCGGCCGCAGAGACGAACGACGACATCGACCAAATTCCCTTCTAATGCCCCAGCCTCTATGCAAGGATTGTCGATGGTTCAGGTGGCCTTACAAGCCAATCATGTCCACTGGAGAAACGGAATGCGTAAATCCGAAGAATGGGAATTTTGATCCGGTGTTTGGCGTCATGACTCGCTACAATCCGAGTTGGCTTCGATCCAGGTTACATGCTGATCTCTGTGGTCCGGACGGTCGTTGGTTTGAAGTAAATGACCCCCACTCGTCGCACTAAAATCAAGGCTCTCGCCAATGATGAGCGCGGCGATTCGCAAATGCGCGCCATGGCTCAGCGATTGCTTGACCGCTTCCCTGAGCCAAAGCCGGAGCCCAAACTCGGCCGCGTCGCCGGGATCGAACGCACATCGGAATATGTCAAATTCATTTTCATGGATGCAAATAACTGGAAGCGCCGCACGCGTGACGGCCCATTGCGTCATACTTCTGTGTATCAAGGTAGGGTTTATATATTCACAATCTTCAAAATCAGTAATGGTTACTGGCGATGGTCGCGCAAACATGGCGACAAAGAAATATCATCAGTGAGCAAAAATCTTAGGGAGGCGCTAGAAACGGCATGGGCGAGCATGGAAGAGGGCTGAGCGATTTCGCTTATGCCGATACGATGAACGAGGTGCTGCTCATTGCGATTGAGCACCTCGAAACCGTTCGGCGCAAGGATAGCCCGCTCGGTCAGGGCGTGCATCTAAAAATGGCCTCTGTGGCTATTCAATGCGCGCTACTGATGTATCAAGAGAGAATCGGGTGCAAAACTTCAGAGAGGTGAAACACGATGAAAATGTATGATGTGCGTATTACAGTTGACGCAAATAAAGCAGTGGAGCTGCTCGGCTTGCTCGAAGGCGACACCATGATCAAGATAAGCGTCCATCCAACTCCGATTGCCGGACTGCCTGAATTCGTTCCCGAGCAATTGGACTCCGTGCCAGAGCCCGCAAAGAAGCGTGGCGGCCAGCGCGGGCCGCGCGGCTCGAAGGTCCAGGACACGCTGCGAGCCGTCCTCACCGGCGGTCCACAAACTCCGAAGCAGCTTCGCTCGACGCTGGAAAATGCCGGCTTTTCGAGCGGCTCGCTGTCGACCAGCTTGGCGCAGATGATCGAAAAAGGCGAAGTCGAGAAGTCGGTCGATGGAACCTATCGGATGGCGGCGTGAGAGAGTCGGATTACAAACGCAATCTCGTTAAAGAGGTGAACGCCTTGCCCGGCGGGTACGCCCGCCGGTTCGAGGACAAGTTCGGCGTCGGGCGGCTTGATTTGATTATCAAGCTGCCGGCGCTGCCGATTTTTTTTGCTGAAGCCAAAATGTTCACCGGCAACGTGTTCACTCCAACCGAGCTGCAATATCTTGAAGGCCAACGAATTTTGGCGGCTGGCGTCGACGTGTTTCTGCTTGGCTGGAAGAATGGCGCTCTTTACATCGCGCCGTGGGCGCGCTGGGCCGACATTCGCGATCCGACTTGTCGTACGAGCGGCCTTAAACAAGTGCTTGCCTTGCATGAATTCATGATTTTCCATCAAACCAGGGCCCAATCGCATGAACATCGATGATTTTCTGCACGACAAAGAGTTGGCGCATGGAACATTCACCGACACGGCGACGATCGCCCAGACGTTCAAGAGCCTGATGCGGCGCGGGCGCAATTGGGAGGGCTTGGGGCACGAATCTAAGGAAGCGCTCGAACAAGTCGCCACTTTGATCGCACGCATCCTCAACGGAGACGCCAGTGACCCAAAACACTGGAACGGCGCAGCGGGCTATCTGCGACTGCGGTCCAACAGCCTGACCCAGCACATATCGGTGGAGGACGGCATGGCGAAGATCGCGAGGAAGTTTCGCCCGACGATCATGCCGCGAGTGACACAGAATGACGGGGAAGAAGGCGGCGTAGCGTGATGAGCAGCTCCCTAGACCCTGTCCAGATTGCCGCGCTCGACTTCGCCCGAGGCAAGCCCGGCGTCGGCTGGTTCATGGAGCCCGGGCTCGGCAAATCACTCACGGCGCTGGCCGAATACTTCACTTGCTGGCAAAGCGGCCTCGCCGACCGGATGCTCGCGGTCTGCCCGAACACCTTCAAGCAAGGTTGGCTCGACGAAATCGAGAAGCACGCGCTCGACTTCGACGTTCACATTTTCCAGTCAGCCAAGCGCGCCGAGGCGTCGCGGTTCGTTTCTCACGGCCATGCCAAGCCGCCGGTGTTTGTGATCAATTATGAAGCGATTCGGATGCCCAACGTACAGCGGGCGCTGGGAGCGTGGCTGCAGCGCGGCCGCGCCTACCTCGCGATCGATGAGAGCATTCAGATCAAGGGGCATCGCACGCAGCAGACCAAGGCGCTGCATAGGCTGGCGCCAATGTGCGCCTATGTCCGGCTCCTGACCGGCCGGCCGCAGACGCAAGGCCCGCATGACCTGTGGGGCCAGCTCCGAACGATCGGCCTTTTCCCCTTCACCAACTTCTATGCTTTCCGCGGCTCGTTCTGTGAAATGGGTGGCTGGATGCAGAAAGAAGTGATCCGGGCGAAGAACACCGAGGCGCTCGCCGCGGCCATGGCGCCAGTGGTGTTTCAGGCGAAGAAGAAGGACTGGCTCGTGGCGCTGCCGCGCAAGGACTACACCATCCGCGACTACCTGATGTCGGCCGACCAGCTTAGCCAGTATGCCGATATGGAGCACAAATTTCTGCTGGAAGTCGAGACGGGCGTGATCACCGTCGAGGTGGCGATCGCGAAATACGCCAAGCTGGCGCAGATCCAGACCGGCTTCATCTATGACGAGCACGGCGGCACTCACCAGCTTGTGCCAGTCGAAGAGAATCCGCGGCTCAATCTTCTCTTGGCGATGCTGGAGAGCGAGGTCGAGGGCAAGGCTTGCGTCGTCTACAAACACCGCGCGGTGCTCGACATTCTGCTGCGCGTGCTCGCCGAGTACGATCCGGCTTGGATCAAGGGCTCAATGAAGCCGGCGGAAGTCAGCGAGCAGAAGGATCGTTTCAATCAGGATCCGCACTGCCGGGTGATCCTGCTGCAATGCGACGCGGCCAAGTACGGGCACACCCTGCTCGGTGGTCCGGACGAGGACGATCTGTGTCGGACGATGATCTTTTTCGAGAACAGCTATTCGGCCGACACACGCGACCAGATCGAAGACCGGATTCACCGCCGCGGCCAGACGGGCGAGAATGTCCTGTACATTGATCTCTCGGGCTCGCCGCTCGACCGGCGGATCGTCAAGGCGTTGCAGCGCAAGGACGCACTTTATCAGTCAGTGTTCAAAAATCTGCGCGTGGCGGAGCCTGTAACATGAAAGTCCACAAAATTGAATTAGAGCATGTTCGACCGCGCGCTCCATCTCCGCCCAACAAAGAGGAAAAACGACCATGAACGAGCTTATTGTCGCCTATCTGCTTTCCTTGCCGCTCATAGCGATCATCGGCGCGATTATCGATGCGGTTTTCAACGCCATTGCAAAGGCAACGAGGGAAGAGACGTTGAGGAAAGAGGCATTGAGGGCGCGGCTTGCCGATAAAGACCCTGAAGCAAGCCGCGCACGGGTGCGGGCGCTCCGAGAGGCTTATAAAGCTGCCCGGTCCCGATCGTCGCTCGCACCGCATCGATAGCCCGCTGCTGCTCTGCGCCGCGCCGCGCGCCGGAGCCTGCCGCGTAAGCCTTCGATCCGCCGCCGAACGCTAGCGCCATGCCAATATCTTCAGCTATGCGAGAGGGGGGAGAATTGGTGTCGCCGGTCAGAGCCCCAACGCCTTCGCTCGCCCCAAAACCGACGATTGGAGCCAACACGTAGTGCTTCGCCCAATTCGGCAGCAGGCCGGGGCGAGCCGTTGTCCCGCCTAATGTGTTCCAAGCCTCGTATTGAGGCGATCCCGGTGGAGCGAACCGCTGCCCCTGAGCTGTCTGCAACCAATCGCTCGTTTGAGTCGCGACGTCTTTCCCTCTAGCAACGTCGGCCTTTTGTTGAAAGCCGCTCAAGCGCTGAAGATCGTTACGTTGACCGATGTACTGATTGGCCTCATCCTGCAAATCGGCGGCATATCCGGTTGAATGTCCGGTCACGGGCGGGACATTCTCCATTGTCCCTCTCAAATTTGCGGCGATTCTAGCCGCTAATACGCTATCTGGAGCCGATGAAACAGCGCCCTTGATATTGCGTGCGTATCCATTGATATCGTCGGCGGTCGTTTGCTTGCTTTGGGCGATAGCCGATTGTTGATTCCTAACTGTTCTCAGAAATCCAGGAGTTAGGCCGGCATCCTGGCTGGCGGTTAAAGTTGGTCTGGCCTGATTAATAGAATTGTTGACATAGGGCGGATGAAATCCAACTTGTCTCATATCTTTATAGACTGAATTTGCAGCTTGATCAAAATTGTCTGCGGTTGGCGTCGCCGGCAATACGCCACGATTCGTGACGCCGCCAGGGAGCGCAAAAGCCGCTCCCCCAATTCCTCCCGCCTTCACCGCCGGCATGACCGGATCGCCGCGCATGAAGGCGCCCGCGCCGGCGAGCGTCGCGCCCTCAGTTCCGCCTCCGAGCACACCCGCCAGCCAATTGCCGCCTAGCATCTTGGGAATGTAAGGCGCAGCCGCGCCGGCGACGCCCTTGCCAATCCCCAGCGCGCCTACTGGGCCGGCGCCGGCCATGCTGGCGGCGACGCGAGCTTCAGGCGGAAGCGCAGCCGCAGCTGCTTCCGTTTTGGCCCTCTCCGCGGCGAGATTGGCCAATAAATCGCTCCGTTGGCCGGTTAAATCCTGACCCAAGGCTCCCGTGCTTGCCAAGGTTTGATCGCCTATGCCGTAAACATTCGCCGCGACGCGACCCATATTGCCTAGAGCTGATCCAATCTGCCCCAGCCCACTTCCCAATTGATGTAGATGTGCGAGATAATCCCCTGTCGTTGCGGTGCGCGGATCGAGCGGCGGCAGGCTATCAGTCGGCTGTGCGATCTCGGACGGCTGCGGATAAAGCTTGCCCATCGACCCTTCAACATCGCTTTGCGACATTGTGTCGGGAAATTGAATTACCTTTCCATCTGGCGCTTGAACGTTCATCAGAATGGCTCAATTTTCCCGGTAGCCGGATTGTATCTATGAGTTGCGGTCGGCTGCTCAACTGATTTAAACGATACTTTGTCTTTCTCTTCCTTCGGCGGCTCTTCATAAGTTGCGCCGGTATAGTACGGATTAGGCTGGCCGTCCCACGTGGGGGATGTGTATTTCGGATCGGCCAATCCTCCGTATTGATAAGGAATTTGCTTACCAGCAACTGCATAAACCTGCGCATGAGCCGTTGCGAATTTCTTCTGAATATCTGCGAGCGCGTCAATAACCCCTTGTTTCCCGTTGTTTACATTGAGTCCGGCCGTAAGCGCCTCTCCCAAGGTGCCGAATTCACGTTGAGTTCGAACATTCTTCGCACTCTGCAATCCTTCGCCCGTCAGCTCGGCCATGAGTTTCTGTATTGCGATGGCCTGTTGTTTTGCAGCGTCACTTGCGCCGACAATAGGCGTTCCCGATGGAATCCAGGAAGCCGCCTTACTGGTTGTCAATACATCAGGCTTCGAAAGAGCCTCCATGGTTGCGTCCGGGTTCTTAAGCAATTGAGCGACCCTGGCTTCATTCTCGTTCAGTTTTTGATTAGCGGCTGTAAAATCTTCGCTCCCAGTGTCCTTAAACTGTTGAGCCTCTCTCGCTTGAGTCTCCTTCGCCGTTCCGACAGCTGCATTAGAACTGGCCCATTCAGGATAGGTCGGGAACGGCTTGCCTGAAGCTTGCGCTTCTCTTTGTTGTTGAAGGTATTGACGTTGATCCAATGGCAGGCTCATCCCAGTTGAAGACTTAATCACGTCGTCAAGTATTGCGGGGTTCATTCGTATCATGTCGGGTAGCGCGCCGGGCTTGAGCCCCATATTTATTCCCATCTGGTCGATCCCCCCGCCCGGCATCAACCCCCGAGCCATCGCCTGCTGCTGAATTCCGTACTGTTGCAACTCCATCAAATTCTTGATCTGCGCCCCGGCGTCCTGCTCGTGCGGCATCAAGGGCGCCGACACCGCCCCAGCCGTCCCCGGCGCGGCAAACGCCGCCGCCAGCCCCGCCATGCCCCGATCGATCTCGTCGGCGGCCCGGTTGCGCTGCATCAACTCCAGATAGGCCCGGGTCAGATCCGGGGCTGGCGCCGTCGCCTGCGCTGGAGCCATTTGCGGGCCCGGTGGAGGGACTTGAGCGGTCGCTTGGCCTCCAGGACCTGTGGGCACCACGTTTCCTGCTGGCGGCCCTCCCTGAGCCCCTGGCGGCCCTCCCTGCTGTCCAGGATTGACCGGCGGATTTGGATTGAGCTGCCGCAGCGGATCACCGTATAGCATATTCAGGAGCAGCTGGCCGACCATCAGCTTTGTCCCTGTTGTGTCGCCCGCAGCGTGTTCAAGAACGGCGTGCTGGCGTTCTTATTCGCCGCCAAAAAGGCGTTGACGATATTCGGTCCTGGCGTTCCAGTCAGCGTCTGCCCGGGAAGAGGCGGCTGAGCCCCAGTGGCCGCCGGCTTGCCCGGATTGGCCAACAACGTCAGATATTGCTCGCGCGTCAGAACCGGAGGACCCGGCGGGCCGGCAGGCGCAGCAGGCGCAGCCGTAGCGGCGGGCGCCGATCCCGGCGGCGCAGCGTAAAGCGGGCCGCCCGGCTGCTCCTGGGCGGCGATCGACGAGGCGCTCGCGCCGGGCGCCATGAACGCAGCTTGCCGCGCCGCCATGATCTGCGGAGTGATGCCCATCGCCGCGGCGTTGTTGGCGAAAGCATAGGGACTCGTTAGCGGCCCATGCGCCCCTATCGCCAGCCCGATTGGATCACCGTAACTCGTGGGCGCTTGGTTCCCGCTGCCCGTCGTTCCGCCCATGCCGCCGCTCATGCCCTGCGCTTGGTTTTGCAGAACACGCTGCATCGCCGCATTGCTGGCGAGCTGGCTGACGATGGGGCTTTGGGCCGGCGCTGCGGGAGCGGTTGGGGGCGGAGCGGGCGCCGGCGGCGGGGGCGGACTGTTGAGTGTCATCCCCGGCGGAATCTGAATCGGATTACCCATCGCGTCAGTCGGGACCGCAACATTGCCCTGCGGCGTCGAGATCGTCGGCGAGCCCGGCGGCAGGGCGTAGCCAGCTAGCGGAATCTGACCTTGATAGGCGAGATACGGATTATTCCCGACCAGCCCTTGATACCCAAGGATGTTCTGCATGTCGGCGAGCGGATCGCTAGCCATAAAGGCCTCCCGTAGAATTCAAGGTTAGACCTGGCGCGCCCGCCATAGCTTGCGCCGCCAAATCTTGTATGGAGAGCTGCGGGCCGGCCCCAGGCGGCGGCCCCGCGCCAACCGGCGGCCCGCCTCCAGGCGGCCCTGCATTCAATCTTGTCTGCAACGGCATGGCGCCTCGCTGCATCACCGTCGCCATCAGCTGCCCCGCGGCCTGCGCCTGAGCCTGCTGCCTCGCCTGCCCCATCGCCGCGGACTGGGCCATCATCTGACTGAGCTGTTGTTGCGATTGCGCCGCTGCGTTTTGGCTCGTTTGACCCATATTGGCGGTTTCTTGGTTCGCCGCGTCGGCGGCTTTCGAGAGCGCAGTCATGGCGGGAGAAGCCACAGCGGCCGCTGGAACCGCCGGCGTCTGAGGCGGAGGTGGGACTGTCGCATTGACGTCCGCGCCAATGGCGCCTTGGCCAGTCGGCGTTCCCGGCAGGAAGCCGGTCACCGGGCCGACATTGCCCGGGCCGGGTCCGACATTGGCCGGCGTCGGGGTCAACGCCGCCTGTGCTTGCGGGAGGAATTGAGCCATCGAATTCTTCGGCGTGAAATTGGAACTCGATGGATCCGTTGACCACGCTCCCCAGCCTTGTTTGTCATATACCTGACGCGCGGCGTTGAATGCCCCCTGCGGATTGGCCGCCATGCTAGCGAAATCCCAAGCATGCGGATTGATCTGGGTTAACCCAACTTCGCCCGCCTTGCCGTGCGCGCCGGGATTGCCGCCGCTCTCCGCCATGGCGATCGCCGCCATGTGCGCGGCATCCTGGCCTTGGAATCCGGCGTTCTGAGCCATCCCAACCATGTCGGGCAGCGAATAGAGCGTCTTGCCCGGAACCCTGAGCGTCCCGGCAGGAGACGCGGCGGCGATCGCCTGCGCGGCCGGCGCCGCCGAAACGTCCATGTTCTGGGCGTAGGCTGACGGCACATTCGACGGCTGCATCAGCTTTGCTTGATCCCATGACATTCCCGGCGTCTGACCCGCGGCGGTCTGGCCCCAGTCGGCCAACTGAAAATGATTCGGATCGTTTGGGATGTTCGAAGTCAGTCCGAACTGCGACGCAAGCGCCTTCAACCGCGCTTGATTGGCAGGATCAGTCGCCTGAACGTCAGCTGCGAGCCCATATTCATGCGCCGAAGAGCCAACCGGCGCAGCGCGCGGCACGGCTCCGCGCTTCGGATACGGCAACGGCGTCCCGGCGCGCGTCGCCGCGGCGTTGGCGACGAGCTGCCGCTGATCTTCGTCAGTGCGCGCCCCAGAGAGGAGCCGAGTCCCAATTCCCTGCGCATTGGCGGCGGCAATGAAGCGCCGCAAGGGGTCGCCGAATAGCGGATCGAAGCCGGTGTCGACGACCTGACCAGGAGGAGAAACCCCGTAAAGCGGATTATCGTCCGGCACCAGCGAGCATCCCTACCACGGGCGAGCGCCGGCCATGCTGTCCCGGCACTTTTGGCATCTTCGGCATCATCGATCGCAACGGTATCGCGGCGGGCGGATACTTCGTCGGCGGCGTGGCGTTGGGCGACAAGCGACCGGGAGTAGCCGAAGGCCCTAGCATCCCGATCGCCCGCGCCACCCCCGGCGTCGAGGACGGAGTCGCCCCCGGACTCAGTGCGTCGAGGGTAGGCATGTGAACCGCAAGCCTGCCCCCGACGCCCATTGGACGAACCGCATGCGGCGCAATCTTGGCGACATCCTCCGCCATCGGCCCAGCGACCTTCGGATAAGATTTCGGATCGCCCTTGTAGCGATATGCATAAATCGGGAGTCCGGTCGGATGCGTATCGACACGTTTAATGTCGGTCTTCAGCCGCCGATCGGAGAATATACCGGCGAGCCCCGCGGCGGCGCTCGTCCCTCCGGCTGGCGCGCTAAAAATACCGCCAAGAATTTGCGCCCCACTCAATGCTGCGGCCATCGGATTGCTGGTCTGCGTCTCACTGGTCGTGGCCGAGCTGCCTGACGTCCCAGTGTTGTACGGCGTCATGCCGAGCGCGCTTTCCAGCATGCCAAGTTCTTGCTGCGGGTACTGCCAAGCCTGCTGAAACTTGGCCATTTGCGCGTTGATTTGATTCTGCTGTTGTTGTTGCTCAAGACCGCCCGCAGAGAGCAGCATCCCGTAATTGGCGATGTTGTTTTGCATCTGCTGCGTACCGAGTTGTCCGAGCCCGCTCGACGCCAAGATTTGCTGCTGATTGGCGGTGAGACCGGCGCCCTGGTTGGCTTGCGCGGCGGTCAGCCGGCTTTGAATATCTTGCTGAGCTGCGGCCTGCGCCTGCTGAAAATTCGCGGCATTGAGTTGAGCCGCCATTTGGCCCATGCCCATCGCGCCTTGGGCTTGCGTCACGCCTTGCTGGATACCTTGCCGCGACCCGCCGAACGCGCCAGCCCCCGCGGCTTGCGATTGGTTGCCGATCTGGTTGACACCAAGCGCCTGCTGCATGATCGGCAAAGTCTGATTGATCACGTTCTGCGTGTAGGGATTCTCGTAAGGCGCTAGATTGGTATTCGAGAGCTGGCCAGCAGTGACTTGCTGCGGCTGATAATTCGCCGCGTTCATAAAGCCTGACTGCGCCGCGTTCTGCGCTCCGACTCCGACGTTTCCGGAATTAGCGGCGAGGTTCCAGGCCTGCTGCATTTGCGGCGAGACATCGGCGACCATCTGGCCCTGGTACTGTTGCAACGGCTGTGTGGCGACTTGCTGGGCGAGGCCATAATTGGCTTGCCCGGCGTTCTGGACCCACTGCGGAATCTCATTGATCGACTGCTGGGATCCAGTGGTGTTCGTGGTGGAGCTGCCGCCCATCAGAGTTCTCGCTGATAGAGATATGAGGTTGTTTTCACCTTCCAGCCGCGCTTCGCAGCGTCGTCGATCCACCCTCGGCGACCATAAGCCTGAATAAGACTGATGTCATTGTCGTCGGCATATTGAAGAATACGGTCGTGCAGCTTGCGGCATTGGGTCAGATCGCCGATGGCGATCAAAATCTCAAGCACCCGGGCGCGCGGATAGTTGATCACCTGAGTGATCGCCCAGCTGTCGCTCTCGGCAAAAGACTGCATCCTGCCCTTGGAGATCGCGTTCAGGATATCGCTGACCACATAGACTGCGCCCATGCGATCAAGCGCGCGCGCCAAATGCCGATGATAGGGATGCGCGTTCATGGCTTGCCCTGCCCGAGCGGCGCGGGGACCGCGGTCAAAACACCGGCCGAATCCACCCTGACCATAAAAGCTTGATTCGGGCGCTTGACGTCATGCGGCGCGAGCAGGACATAGGGCGCCACGGTGTCCTGAGTGGTTTTCTTTTCAAGTTCGCCATGCGCCCAAATCCGCAGTTGTCGCAAATAAGCGGCGACCACCGGAGGCATATTCGTAGGCATTTCGGGCGGAGGAGTCGTGTTCGGCATCAGCGATCACCTCTCGGCGCAATGTCGAAAAGATGCTGTCCGACTGTGAACGGATTGATGATCGTCGAATTGATGGTCGAAATCTTCATGCGAACGCCGCGCGCGGTCAGCCGAGTGTCGACATATCCATCCGGCCGGATCTGCAGTGGCGGCCCGAGAACCTCCGCAACGCCCGAGCGTGACAGCCGCGTGTAGAACTGAAATTGAACATTCCCAACGTCGCCTTTGACGTCCGGCATCAGCTGCTTCACGGTCACCAAACGCACGCCGTTGGTAAGATTCAGATCGAACGTCTCAGCCCATGGCGGCCCGGAGGAATAAGCATTGCCCAATTCGTGCTGATAGACGACTGTTCCATCAGCCATGACGGGATGCTTGACGTATGATGACGTGATGCCGGCTGAGCGGGACATTTGGCCCTGACTCCACCAGCCCTCTTTATAGTTGAAGATGGCGCAACGAGTGTTGAAGGGCTGGCCGAGCTGTGGAAAGAACCACCAAAATTCATTGAAATCGGCGACGTGAACCGCAGTCGCTTGTTGTCTCACATTCACCGGATCGTGGTCGTCGGTGATCCAGGGCCGCACGAGACAAGCGAGCGACGCGATGGCCGAGCCATCGAACGAAAACATGCCCTGCTCAGACATCCAGAAGACGATGCTTGATGTTGAGGTGATCGACGCCGGCGACCAGGGCGTGCAATCATCGGCAAGCTCTTTGTAATTGTAGATGTACGGCAGTCCGAGATAGCTCACCAGATAAGCTTTGTGCGCGGTGAACATGAGCGTACCATAGCGACCCGTATGAGCAGTGACGATCGGACTCGCTGGTTCGATGTCGAGGAAGCCCGCTTGGCTAACGACGTTGGCGAAGTCCCAGGCCGTCATGTTCTCCTGATCGCACCAAGCGAACCGCCGCGGCGAGCCGCCATCCAACGTGCCGTCGCCGGTGACGCCGAACGCGATCACGAATCGTTCTTGAGTCACCACGAAGCAACGCGCGAACGGCGATCCGCCAACGCGCGTCAAAAGAAGGCCAGCGCCAGTCGTCGTATGATTGATGTTGGGTTGCGGGCCCGTCCCGCCAGTCAAAGCATTGTTGGCCCACCCAAACGTCGGCTGCGGCGCCGCCGCCAATGTCCCTTGGAAAGTGATCGTGATGTCGGCGGGCAAAGGTCCACCGGCGCAAATGACATTGCCAGAGCCAACATTGGATAGCGCGGCGATCGCAGTTTGCACGTCTGCCGCCGCCGCGTTGAAGGCGATCGGATCGCTGATCTTGCCGTTGAAATTGAGGGAGAAGGTCCCGCCGGTCGGGCTGCCCAACAAGGTCAGATCTTGAACATCATTTGTGTTGGTGCTTACGGATGGGTTCCATTGAAGCAAGCGCCCGTCAATGCTGCTCATAACAAGAAGGATCTGACCAAAATTATCGACCGACCAGACAGGCGGCAGAGCGTCGATCGGCAGGATTGTGGAGGTGGCGCGCGGCGTGCCGTAATTGTCCGCGCCATAAAGCAGATCGCCGTAGCCGCCCTCACCCGGCGGCGTGACTCCTGCCCAGCCGCCGGTCGGCGTGATCTCGGTGAGCGTGCCGCCGACGTCAACGTAGATGTTCTGCTCACAGACATAGGCGATGTAGTGATTGTTTTGCAGATCATACCAACCATGGATCGCGCGACAGCGTGAGGCGAAAGCAGGATAAGCAAGTTGCGCCTGACCGCCGATTGGCGCAAGTTCGCCTTCGACCCAGCGCATGAGGTTTGCTTCAGCCCAATAGCTCGTCCGGAAAAAATTGTTCGACCACATCGTTTTCGTTGGCAGCGAGACGACGCCGGGTGGAATTTGAACTGGCGTGAAGTTGGTCATAGCGCGCGGATTTGAGCCCCCAAAGCTAAAGCGCCAAAATATCCTGATTGACCAGAGAAGTCCGTCCTGCCTGCGACGCCGAAATTCGTATCGCCAATGCTAAACCCAACTGGAGGGTCTTCACCAACCGGAAGTAGGCCTCCCAAGAAAGGAACACTGAAATTCGCGCCGCTGCCGCCAAACGTATAACCAATGACCGCGAACAATGCCGGATATGTCGCGGTCGGATAAGAATTCCCGTCGCAGTCGAGCCAATTTGGATTGGCAGGACCGCTGACAATTCCGCTAAACACAATGGATCCAATCGGCGGAAGGGCTGGAGTCGAACTGGCGATAGCCGCGGCGATTTGAGCATCGACATATTGTTTCGTCGCTGCTCCAAGCGCTGTTGTTGGATCAGCGGCGAGCGTGACTGGGCCCGTCATTGTCCCGCCAGATTTCGGCAACGCCCCGAAGACTTGGCTATCGATGCTGTCGAGATCAGTGTTGAGCTTTCCACCCCAAGTCGCGTTGGAAGCGCCAACCTCTGGCTTCGTCCAGCCGTAATGCGTCGTCAGACTGTCGGCCATTTCAAGTCACTCGCGCGATGTAGGTTCCCTTGGTAAATTGGTCGTATTCTCCTCGGCGGCGACTCATGATTGCAGCCGGCCTGTTCCACATCAACAGCGCTTCCGCAGCGCCGGCAACGTCGCCTGCATTGAGCCGTTTGAGCATTGTCGAGCGGCTGAAGTTGCGCGACCCGATGTTGAACAGAAAGCTGCATAAAGCGTCGAACTGGTGCTGTTCAAGCGGAACATGGACAAGCTTGAGCGCTTCATCACGAAACCGGTAGGCGTCGCAGCGAAAAATCTCTTCCGCTTCGGCCTGAGTGACGCGCATGCCGGCGACGACCTTTGGCGGGCCAGCGGCGGACGTGTGCCCGAGGCCAATCGTCCAGACATGCGGCGTCGCCGCCTTGTCGAGATAGGCGACGAGCTTGATGTCCTCGCGTTCCCGTAACACCTGGTAGCCTTTGTCAGACAGCCGCATGTATTCGTTAGGGCTGGGCATTGCCGTCGACGCACTTGGCGATGAGGAGCTCCATCAGGTGCTTATTGCTGGAGATGGCGTTCAGCATGGCGTAGCCGACTCCGCCGACCAGGAGGACGTTCAAGACCACGATGACCAAGAGCGCTGGCGAGCTTTTGAGCGCGCTGACCGTGTCACTTGCGGCTCCGCCAAGGGTCACTTTGTTCTCCTTCAATGCCGCCAGCCGGCGAGACGAGAGAGGGGGACTAACGCCCCGTCGGCTGGCGTTAAGGCCGTGTGCTGGCCTTATGCGGATGGCGTCGGGACCGGGACAGTCGGAACCCCGACTACCACCCAACCCGTTGTCGGCGACCAAGCTGTCTTCCATTCGACCTTGGGTACGCGCTCGCCTTCCGGAAGCCCTTGGTCTGGATGGGGAAGCGGAGCGCCTCCCCAGATTTCGAGCGGTGGTGTTCCACCCGGCGCGATAGGATGCGTCGGGGTTCCGTCCGGAGGCCAAATCACCGGAGGAGCGCCACCCGGCGCGATAGGATGTGACGGGGTTGGCGGCGGCGGCCCGCCGATGTCTGGATAGTTCGGCGGTGTTCCGCCCCAGATGCCTGGAGGCTGACCACCCGGCGCAATCGGATGTGTCGGATAGCCTGGACCCGGCCACACGCCCGGCTGCGGCGGCGGGCCGCCAATGTCCACGTAACTCGGCGGCTTACCTCCCCAGATGCCCGGCGGCTGGCCAGACGAGCTGATATCGTGAACTTCTCCGATAAAAATTACTTGACGACCCATTTTCTCCTCCTTCGGGCCGCGACTTGCGGCATTTCAACATGCGCCTATTCAGCGACTGCGAAAAGACACATTTCCTCTCAGACGTGCGCGATGGCGATTCCGACATGCGCCCAAGGCCCACTCGTTACTGACCATCCAAACGACCCCGATGAGCCATAACTGGAGCCGGCAAAGGCGCTGGTTGTGTCATCAAACAACGCGGTTTGTGTCGGCGTTGTTGGAGCGACAGATGCAGCGATTATAGCGTCTACAGCTAAGTCATTTGCAGGCGTCGTAACGGATAGAGTTGTTGGATTCCCTGATCCTGTAAGTGAACTGAAATTTACAAATGTCGTCGTGCCGCCAGTTTGGTTGCATCCTGTAAAAGACGTCCCATTCAAATCAAGGAATATATTTACAGCAGATGCCCAAGACAGAACCAATGGATGATTACCGCTCGCCGGGTTCACTAAACCAAATAAATAAAGAATAATGGCTCCATTGTTGATGGCCGTACCTATCTGAGTCATTGATACGCCATTCCACGTCATGGTCACCGGACCTGTTGGCGTGTTATAGAACGCAGCAACTCCAACAAGAACGCGATTGGACCCACTCCCGATAGTTAAGCCATTATTCGTTACAGGAGAGGCGAGGCTTCCGGAAGTTAATGTCGCATTGGCGTCAAGCGTCACAACGCCAGGAGATGCCGCTCCTGCACTAAGAATAAGCATCTCAAATCACCGACACGGTAACATTGCCTCGTGATATCGTCGAACTGCCTGTTGTGATGATGCCAAGCCGGTCGCCAATCGCTAGCGTGGTCGTTGTAGGCGTCAAAGTCTGAACTGTGTTGAGCCCTGTGTTGGCGTTGAATGAACTGCTGTGAATGGCGGTCCCAGCGCTAATCCCGGTCCCGCTGGCCGCCTTGACAACGCTGAGAGTCACTGCCGAACCCGCAAGAACATCAGGCACGAAGCTCAGCGCGACAATCGTCATTGCCCGGGTCGCAATGAATATTGTGCTCCCGCCGGGGTCCGAACCGGCGAGCCATGATGTTGAAATGTGCTGGGTCTTGCCGTCGACATACTGCTTCGTCGCCGCCTGGAGCGCGCTCGCCGGATCCGCGGCCAGGGTGACTGCGCCGGTGAAGGTCGGCGAGGCCACGGGCGCGCGCGTCGTATCTGTCGGGTGAACATGATCGCCGCGCGCGAACCGCGTGCTCGTGCCGACTGCGGCCGTTCCGTCGATAAGAGGCGTCGCAGAGGCCGCCTGGGCTATGACAAAGGCTGCGGTGGCCAATTGGGTGGTGTTGGTGTCGACGGCTGCTGTTGGGCCTGCCGGGACGCCTGTGAAGATAGGCCCAGCTAGCGGCGCAAATCCGGATATTGAGGCGCCCGCCGGAATGGTGACTGTTCCAGTGAACGTCGGCGAAGTGAGCGGAGCGCGGCTCGTATCGCTTGGATGGACATGGTCACCTCGGGAATAAGTCGTAAGGCTCCCCGCGGCGCCCACGCCGTCCATTGCTGGAGTCGTCGACGATGGAGACGGTCCTCCGCCGGTCCCAGCATTGGCAATGACGAAAGCTGTCGTGGCGAGCTGCGTCGTGTTGGTGCCGACCGTCGCCGTTGGGGCGGTCGGCGCGCCGGTAAGAGCCGGGGAAGCCAATAATGCGCCGCCGACGCCGGTAACATCGGCGCTGCTGAGCGTGACCGCGCCAGTCCGGGTGTTGAATGAGGTGACGCCAGCACCCGGCCCGCCGCCGCTATGAGCGTCGACGTATTGTTTCGTCGCCGCCTGTAAATTTGTCATAGGGTCGGCGGCCAGTGTCAGCGGTCCGCTTAGCGTTCCGCCAGCCAACGGCAGCTTGTTGAAGACCTGAGTGTCGATTCCATCGAGATCAGCGTTGAGTTTCGACCCCCACGTGAAATCAGACCCAGTAATATCCGGTTTTGTCCAGCCATAATTTGTGGTGAGGGTATCGGCCATCTTACTTATTTTCTAATGCTTTAAGGGTCGCCAGTTGGGCATCTATTGCATCCATTTGCGATTTCAGCTGACCACGACGCATCGTCAAACTCTTCATGACGCCTTGTCTGGTCTCTGGAGTCGCTCCCTCCGGATTAAGCAGAATCGGCGCATGCAACTGCGGCCCAGGAACTGGCTTGGGCACAGTCTGCGCCATAGCTGTGCTAGTGAACAAGCAAAGGACGATTGCCGCATATTTCATGATTTATCCTCCCATGCATTGATATTTGATAACATCGCTTCCAGTCCCGTGAGCGGTGGCTGAGGGCATGCCAAGACCAGAGGCGGACATATTCAAGGTGGTAATGTTGACAAAATTACTACCGCCTGAGTGTCCTGCGCTGATGTTGATACGATAATAACGATACGCAGTGGCATTGGAGAAATTATATGTTGCAGATGAGTCTGAGACGATTCCTTGTCCAGTTTCGGTGTCCAATGTGGTCCAAGTGGAATTGTTATTAGACCCTTCGAATGTCCACGCAGTTGGTGAATTTTCTATGCTGAACCAGCCTCCAGGTTGCGACGAAGAGCGACTGATTGTGTATGAGGTGACAACATAAGTGCTAGAGGTGAAATCATACTCCAACTGTACGGGAATGGTGCCATTGTTGCCCCAACCCTGGTTTGGAAAACCGGCCCCGCCCGGGAAAGCTGCGGCGGGCGAACTCACGGAATAGGTTTCAGAGGCGGACGCCGTGCCCGTCCATCCGGAGAGAGCCTCAACGGCGAAGCTGTTGTTCGTTGGGGTGGTCTTGTCCGCCGTCAGACAAATCGGCCCAGATGTCAGCGGTCCATTGAGTGGGATCGTCGCCGTGCCGCTTGCGAGCGTGATAAGGCCGCTTTGAATATTGAGGTTGGCGATGGCGACGCCTTTGGGTTGGCCTGCCGGATTTCCTAGAGCTGTGAGGACGCTTGCGCCGGCAGGGGAACTCGTAGGAGCATTGCCCGAGCCGCCGCCAATTATGAAGGAATTGGCCGCCATGGTGGCGGAAGACGCCATCTCATTGATGCCGTTGAAGTAAGGGATGCCTCCAGCAGAGAAGTTGTAAGCTGCGGCAATCGGGAAGGAGAGCTCGAACCCGCCGTAGATCGCGTCGTAAGGCTGCTGAAAAAGCGACCCGTACCAAGGCACGCCGCCGTTCGCTGTGTATGTCTGGACGCTGAGCATTCCGCCCGCCGCCGGCCCAACGCAGGATGCTTCCCATTGCGACCCAGAGGCATAAGAGCCGTAAACCGCCGAACCATTGGTCCCGCACTCCTGCGACCAAACATGGGCGTTGGTGGACTCGTCCTGGCCCTGTAGCATTTCTCCAATGTAATTCGAACCGACGCCGGCGACTTCGTAAACATCGCCAAGCCAATTGTGATCATATTCGTTATATTCGGAGGAGCTACCGCCGGAATTGTCTCCAGTGACGTACCTCCCAACTCCGTTGTTATAGAAAAAGTTATTGGAATCGAGGACGCGACCGCAACCCGTCTCTGGATAAGCCCCGCCGCCGCAGGGCATATTGAGCCCCGCCCCGGCCCAATTCAATATTAAATCCCCGAAAGTGTTGCCAGGAGCAGGCCGCCAGATGCCGGAGGGAAGCACCCACATTCTGCCGGCGCCACCAGCATGAGCGACAGTCGACCGCATCCAATAGAATGCTCCATTGGATTGGCTCATGACGATTGTTTGCTGATTGTCCGAGGTGTAATAATCTTGAAAAGCCGCAGTTCCTAAGGGGAAGGCGTCGCTTGCGATGAGGTCCATCGGTCGGATGGCGCGCGGTCCCTGAGTGACATAGACCGTCCACGGCGTGTCGTACGCATAGACAGTCGAACCGGGAGCAAGCGTGTAAGACGTATCAAGGGTGTAAGTGCCGTTGCCGCCAGTCCCGGTGCCTAAAAAGTCAATGATTGCGCTGCCATTAAGAAAAGTGAGAGTCGTACCCGAAGGGGCCGCGAACTGCGCGCCGCCGAATGTCAGGGTGTCGAAGCCCGTCACCGTGGCATTGGCGCTAAGTGTCACATCAGCGTACAGGCTGTTCCAAGGCTGAACCTGCATGCTGGCGACGGTAGTGCCCGCAGGAAAATTACCGGAGGCGGCGTTTACCGGCATCCCACTCCAAAACCCAAACACATTGACGGTCGCAGTTGGGACAGTGATAACCGGCGAGCCGGTTGTGGTTGCGACGCCCGCATAGGAAAAGGGAACTGTTCCGGATGGACTTGATGCAAGTGTCAATGATGTCCCGGTGCAATCCGACACATTCGATTGGAAAGGAAAGACGGAATTGCCGCCGGAAAAACCAACGACATACATCCCCGATGTGACGCCGGCGCACGACGCCACGGGAATGCTCGCATATTCGCCAATCGTCAAAGCCGCTGTCGTCGTTGTCGAGACAGGCGAACCGCCGCCGCCAACGACAATCTGGCCGGGCTGAAGGCTGCCCGCCCCGGCCGTAACAGTCATGGTCGCCCCACTGATGCCGGCGGTAATCGGACCATAGGTGTGGCCGGTGAGGGTCGTGGTTACATGATAGGACTGATCTCCTTGAGTGGAGTTCGGT